GTTTGGACCTTCGTAAAGGAACTCACGCTCTTCACGGAGTTCTCTTTCTTGGTTCTCTAGCAGGATAGCAGTTACCGCTCTACGATGTGAATCTTTGATCGGATCCATTCCTTGATAATCAAGGATTGGTGCCCACTTCTCCTGCAGATGCTCTGCATTGAACATTTGCATTTGATTTTACCTCTTTAAAAAATTGTTAGTTTGAGTCTTTATAATTTAAAAATCACTTTTTAGAAACTCTTCCCAGAGTATTCAGATAAGCAGCCATTCTTCCATCAACAACTGGTTGTTGATTTTGTAAATCTGTGCTTTCTGTTAAAGTCTCTGTTGTATCTCTTTGAGTACCAGCAGTTCTGGTTGGGAAATAAGATTCCCTCAGAGTCACCAGTTTCTCACGATAGTTTTCTTCACTATCAAACTCAACATTTTCCGCAAGAGAAGCGAGTTTGTCCTTCTGAGAAAGTGCGAGACCCTCAGTGACATCTGCAAAAATTACATCGGCAACTGACTCTGCTAATCTTCTATTTAGAGCAACATTTCTTTCGATTTGCTCGTTGAGTTTTTCTTCCATTTCATCAAGTTTATCTACCATACTCTCGATTACATCATATCTATCTTCAGGAATTGTTACATAATGATCTTCAAAAAGTTGCTTCATTCCAGTAAGGAATGATTCAGTCATTTCAGTCTTGAGACCGTGCTCAACTGCGAGTGCATTTTCAGAAATCCACTCATCAGCAACATACTCAAGGTATGCATCTACACGCTCTACCAGATTTTCTTTGATCAATTCAATTTCTTCTACGAGTGCTTGCTCGTATGAAGCTTGAAGTGATTCTTTGATTTCAGCAACCTTTGATTTGATTGCTGCTTCAAAGATGGTGCGTGCTTTCTCTTGGAATTCCTCAGAAAGCTCTTCACCTTCTAGAAGGGCATTAACATCTTCTTCGATGTCAAACTCTTCCTTCATTTCATCTTCATCCTCTTCATCCTTACCTTTTCCTTCACCAGGCTCTTCTTTACCTTTTTTATGCTTACCTTCTTTATGCTTACCGCCCTCATCTTCTTCTCCACCCTCATAGTGTGCTTTCTCAGCAACTACTTCATCATCTTCTTCTTCGATCTCATCAACTTCTTCTTCTACAAGATCTTCATCCTCATCAACTTCTTCCTTCGCCATAGTAGGCATAGGATCTGCTGCTTTTGCCTTTGCATTAACAATATCTCTAACTTGAGCTAGAGTCGCTGCAGGATCTTTAATTTTTGCTGAATCGTCGTCTGGACGATAGTTATCGACTGTAGGTCCACCTAAATCTTCCCAACCACCAGTTTGCCCTGCAGGGATCCCTGTGGATAGTTTTTGCATAGGTTCGGCAGCTGCAGCCCCTTTGGTTACTACGTTTTCCATTTCTTGTAAATTTTTACCAACGGACATTTGTTTTTTTAGATTCTTGTATATAATCTATATTTATTTATTAAATTATAAATTTGAAAGAAATTCATTGAAGAGATTTAACTTATGCTCTTCAAGTTTTCTTTGATCAACTAGAGTGTTGATTCTACGCTTAGTAGATTCAACAAGTTTTTCACGGAGAATTCCACCATCCCAAATCCATTCCTTACCTTCCATAATTCCCTGAACAAAAGCATCAGGAGCAGAAGGATCCGCAACGATATCGGCGGCGGTTGCTAACATAAAGTCTTCACCAACGACTTTATGACCTTCATTAGTCATCTTTAATGAACCAACACCACGGGAAGAAACCCCAAGACAAACTCCCTCATCAATCAGAGATTTTGCAATTTTACCCATAGGAGTTTCGAGAAGTTGTGCCTTACCTCTAAAATTTGTTCCAACTTGCTCAAGTGAAACAATTTTATGAGAAACACGATCCAGATTTACTGTTGGACCATCTGGGTGACCGAGTTCACCAAGAGCACGACCTTTATTAATAAAAGATTCGGTATATCTTTTTACTTCACGAGAAAGAGTTTCCATAGGATACATTCTTCCATTACGATTGCAGATATCTCCCTGTAGAAAGATACCTTCAATATACATTTTCTTTTGGGAACCTTTTCCTTCGGTAATAAATTCTACCTTTTGAATTTCTTCTGTGATGAGTTTCATTTTAGTTTGTAAATGCTACTTTGTTTGCTTTAATTTCAGTTGAAGTCCAAATAACATCTGAACCTGCTTTTTGAACGAACTCAACAGATTTAGTAGGCATAGTAAAGTACAACGAAGTTCCTGCGCCAACAATAGTGCTAATTGCGACAGTTACATCACCACTATGTGTGTTATATAATCGCACACAAGTTGCAGAACTAATGCTAGTTGCTGCCCCAGCCGAAGTACCTGTTGTTACTTCAGTTTCAATAATTTTAGTAAGTGACATTATTCTTCTTCCTGATTAATGACATTTGAATCACTATCACCAAATAACGAAGTTGCTACTTCTGGTCTTAAATCATTTATTTTTTCAGCGGCTTTATTGAATAATGCCGATTTAATAGCATCACTAATTTCAGATGGAGAAGCGTCAGTAACCACCAAATCGATAATATCTTCCATAAAAGTAATTTATATATCTATCTTTTATTTATATTTCTGCTTTTTTAAAGTCTTTTTGCATTTGAGCATTATCGACTTGAGTTGCCGAGTTTAGACTGGGATCTTCGGCAGTTTGTCCCATATCCATGACATCTTGCTCTTCGGGTTGTGGCAAAGGTTGACCTGTAATTGGATCAACTGTAGATGGATCTGGGATTGTTCCATCTTGAATTTCCTTTTCAATCTGTTCATCTATTTCAATCATTTCAGAATCAGATTGGCGAAGAATTTTTGATCTTACATATTGCACTGAATAATACTTTCCAATGTAAGGTTCAATAGTTGCTAAAGTTGACAATCTATTATTTAATAATTCAGATTCTTTTAGTTCTGCAAATTGGTTATCATAAATGAAATCATATTGAATATGATCATTAATTTTTTCCCAGTCTTCTGGAGTAACAACATTCTTAAGAATCAATTGAGTTCTTAACATATCGGAAAACATATTTGCAAATCTCTTTCTTAAGCGACCTACAAATTTTGAAAACTTAAGTTCATCTCTTAGAATTTCTGATGATCTACCTAAATTAAATCCACCATCATTTGCAATTCTAGATTCTGGAACTCCAAGTGCTCTATAAAGTTTCTTCTGGAAATACTCTACGTCGGAAAGTTCACCTAAGTTTTGTCCACCAGGAAGAGTTGTAATTTCAGTTCCTCTACCACCCTCTCTTCTTGGAAGCCAAAAATCTTCCATCATAGACATAAACTTTCTATCATCACGAATCTCTCCAGTTCCAGCATCGTAAACAAGTTTGTTACGATAACGGCTCATTACTTCCTTAAGATATTGCTCTGCTTTTACCTTTGGGAGATTGCCTACATCAATATAAAAAATTCTACGTTCTGGAGCTCTTGATAGTCTGTAAATTACAAGAGAATCCTCAATCATTCTAAGTTGATTGAGTGCCTTGATTGCCTTATGTAAGTATGATAAAACAGATCCCTTATTCCTATCTACCAATCCCGAGTTAACATAGGTAATAGAATCTTTTGCAATTTTAACCGACTTCTGATTACCAGCTCCAGAAATCATTCCTGTTGGATATACTGGAGATGGTGTATATGTGAAATACTCCTCAAAATCTGGGTAAAATGACTTTTGAGTTTCCGTAGCTTTTGAATAATTAAATTCGTCTTTTTTAGACGTTCTTTTTTCCTGTCTAATATATCTCATTTTCATGGGATCAATGTATCTAAGTTCTTTGATCCCTTCTTCTGGTTTTTTTACATCGATAACCTTTAAGTAATAAAGTCTTCCGTCAATATACCAATTCCTAAAAATTTCATGACACTTTTTATCAAAGTCGAGCATTTCTTTGATATAAGTGAATTCTTCTCTAATAATTTTTTTAATTTTATCACTGGCATCAACGTTTGATAATTCTATTTCTACAGGAGAATCGTACAAATCACTAACGATAGCTTCATTAACGACATCTTCAATGGCATTGTCACACTCTGGGTGCAATGCCATTTCTCTGTATCTTTTGATTAAATCATGCTCAGATCTATAAACTCCCTCAATATCAATATACTGACCATAAAAACCACTTGCTATATAATTATCAACCCCGTCTTCATTGGTTTGAGGGACGGGGGAAACTATAGAGGGAGATTTATTTTTATCATCTTCAATAGAAAAACCAAAAAGTTTTGCCATATTATAATATTTACTGTATTTTATCTATTTATTAGTTAATATCTTCGCCACCAACAGCACCTTTAACCGCTTCCCACCAAAGAACTTGAAGTTCTACTTGGAATTCTTGAATTCCTTGGGCATCATATGCAAGTTCAATTGCTGAAACTTGAGTTGGGAACAAATCATACATATGATATGTTCTCAGTGTTGAACCACTACGATCCAGTTGATAGACAAAAGCATCTGCCTGATAATCCGCTGGGTTTGTTAAACCAGTATTATCAGATACTCTGTTTATTACGTTCATCCACTTTTCAAAAGCAGAACGAATTGCAAAGTCAGTATCGTTGATAACTGTGATTGACCAAGTATCAAAGGTTCTGTCTCCAGCAACCTTTAATTCTCTTCCTCTAAATGGAACTGGAATAGGAGTTACATTAGATGCTGGAAGATTAGCAGCCTTAACTAAGAATCTAGTCTTGTCAAGAACAGTCTGAGATGGTTGAGCTGCGTCTGGGAATGAGAGTACAACTTCAAAAAGATTTGAACGGGCGCCGCCACCCGTTAACTTACTTTTGAAGTCGGTAATCTTTCTAAGTGGCGGTGGATTGATTTGTGTTCTGGTTGCCATAGTTTTTAAACCTCTTAGTTAATTAAACGTTACCGATTACTTCTTCAAAAGCGATGCCAGTTCTGGTGGCAATAAATGTCAGACCAATATAGTTAATTGATCTTGCTGGCTTGATATAAATGTCCGCAATGAATTCATTATTATCAATTACTGCAGCGGTGTTATTTGTTTCATCACAAACAACAACATAATCAAAAATTCCTCTCTTAGATTGAACATCACGTAGGAAAGGTTCAACAATATTTACAAAATTAGTTCTTGTAATTTCATCGTTGAATTCAAACAGTTGATCTTTAGCTGCTGCAGCAATTGCTCTTTCTAGGTAGATAAACAACCTGCGAACGTTAATTCTATCAAATGCTGAAGATTTTCCAAAGGCAGTTTTGTCTCCAAATAAGATTATCCCTGCCCCAGGGGAAGAAATTACTGGATTTACTCTTGCGGAATAGAGTTTATCTCTCTGAACTTTTCCTGGATTATATGCAAGTTTAACTGCATTTAGAATAGATCCTCTAGCAGTTCCTGCAGGCGAGAACCATGGGAACTGATTAATATCATTTCTTGCACAAGTACCTGCAATATCACCGTTCAATGGAATGTACCTGAATACATTTGAGAACCTGTCATACATGTACTTATAACCACTATCAAGAACTCCATAAGTAGATGAAGTAACTGCTGCATAGTATTCAATTACATTATTTGTAATTGAATCTTCCGAATTAACCGTTACTGAACCTACCGCAGAATCATTGATAAAAGCTTTTCTATATGGTGAAATGAATGCTACAGCATCCTTTCTTTGTTCTGCAATTGAAATGATTTGGTTTGCTAAAGCAGCTGCAGAATCTTTATCATAATTGGCAGAACCCATAAGAAGAAAATCTACCTTATACTCCTCCGTGTTTGCAAACTTATCATACCCAGAAACAATACTTGATAGGCCTGGATTTAAAGCGCCTGCAGTTGTAATGTCGGATACTCCTCCATAGTTCTTTCCACCCGCAAGAGTTAGTGTTTGAGCACCACATCCAGCAAATGTTATATTGCTTGCTTCTTGATCCCATCCCGTATCTGAAAGAAGATCAAAAGCCGTGTTTGGAGTTGCGGTAACACTAAATCCTGTTGTAACTATTCCTGCTGGAGATGATCCACCAAAAATATAAGTTGAAGCATCTAAAAGATATTTTCTCCAGTTAGAAGGACTGCCAACAGAGAATTCTGCATCAGATGCCTTGGAAAGACTTAAATGCTTTTCTAAAATTGTTCCAGCATTACCAGTTATTGATCCTAAATCGTCAATTACTACGACGTGAAGTTCATCAAATCTAGAATTTCTATCTGAAGCGTATTTTGAAGTTCCTGGACGTCCTGCAAGAGTATTCCAAGAAATATTAGCTTTTGAATTTGATAATTCAATTACTTGTCTATCGAACCAGTCATATTGATTAGATGGTGCTGTAGTTGCTATACCTACTCCATCATCATTCACAAATCTTGTGACTACATCCTCAGCAAAAAAGTAATTTCCCTGTGGTTGATAATCTACTAAAGTTTCAGTAGATCCATCAACATAACTTAAAACTTTAACATGAACGTAATTATCTGTAACTGTAGTTGTAACTCCACTAACAACTCCCTTTAGATAACCAGTTAAAATTGAAGTTGTTCCAATTCCTGTTAAAACTTTTCCCGAAAGTGACTGAGTTACTCCCATTCCAACGGAAATTCCGTACGATGCTGGAGTACTGTCAAGCTTTAATGTTTGATCTGCTAAACCATCAATAATCGCAACCTTAATACCATTTGCCCAAGATCCTGGATTTCTTGATGCAAATGTTACGCCAGTGATAGTATTTTCATCATAACCCAATTGACTATAATGCTCGTCACTCTTGATTGTTATGCTTGTTGCTGACCCAACAAAACTGTTTTTTAAACCAGAATTATCACATCTTGAAACTAACATAGTTCCACCATAAGCAAGATATGATGACGCCGTCATCCAGTGCTCATAATGCTTATCGATGGATTTTGGTTCCCCAAAAGTTTTTAATAAATCATTTTCGGTTTCAATAACCTGAGGAAGATCAACAGGTCCTCTTTCAAAGGGAGCTACAAGAGCAGCTACCGAGTTTGAAACTGGATCGATTCTACCTGCGGTTAAATCAACCTCTCTAATTACAATTCCAGGAGATGCTAAATTTAGCGGCATCTTTATTCTCCGTACTATCCAGAATTATCTAAAAATATTTATAATTTCCTATCCCTTATGTACTATCTATAATCCCACATATAAGAGCGATCTCCGTACTCATCCACATTCCATACTTCTAATGCTTCATTTTGATTTTCTGCTGTAGCAAACATCCATCTATCTCCAGTAGATGGTTCAATAAATGCTTCACTATCATCTAAACCATCTAGAATAAATCCAAATGGTGCCATATCCTGATCTATTTGATTTTTTTGTTCCTCATAAATTCTTTTACGGACATCATTGTCCGTCATTTCTTTAAAATATGGTTGAGCAACTAGCCAAGAGAATATAACTAAGCACATTGCTAGGTCATCATTGCAACCTTCTTCTGCTTCAAATGAATTATGCTTTTGCACAAAAGTGGTTAATTCGCTAATTATCTCATAGTCATTAATCAATAATTTATCATCTTCGATTAAAGTCTTTAAATTTGAGCATCCTAATTTTTTAACTGCTGCCGTCATTCTTAGACCTAGTTGAGATTTTTTACCACTAAATCCCGATCCAACTATCTGACCTGCCCTTCCTTTTTGGGCACACATTAAAACATTATCATACTCTAAATCGAAATGTAATATATTTGCAACCTGATCTCCAATATCATTAACTTCAACTAATAACCAAGCGTCATTATATGCCTTTGCTACTTCATAAATTATGCTTGGGAATAGCATTGGTTTTATTTCATTATTTCTATACTTAACAACTTGTTTATAGGGAAATTCTGTTATATCAAAAACTACAAATGTAGAGTAATCATTACCAATTCCACGAGCAACGTCTACGGTAATTAAATAATCATTATTTTTTTTAGGATGCTCGTAAACATCCAGTCCTTTATTTCTTTTTATTGGATCATCGTAAACTAATGTCTTTAATTTCGATGGATTAATTAATGTATCAACTGATCCTAAAAACTCACATTCAAACTCAACCTTAAATTGTTGTTCGGAAGTATTTGCAATAGTTTGTGCTTTCCAATTAGCGTCTCTTCCAGGAACTTCTGACCAATGAACATCAGTTGGAACGTATTCATTTTTATGTTTTTCGGCATCATGCCACATCCTATAAAAATGATTCATACCTCTAGGGGTAGAAACAATAATTACTTTAGTGCTTTGTCCTGAAGAAATTGTTGGATATACTGACGCAAAGAAATCATCTGCAATATGATTTGGAATGAATGCAAATTCGTCCAAGAATATAATGTTGTAAGATCCACCACGAACTGCGGATGCTGATGTAGAAGCAGCAATAATTTTAGAACCATTTTCAAGTTCTAAACTACCTCTGTTCCATTGAAGAACACCTTGCTGCATCCACTTAGGTAAATTTTCATAAGCAAGTTGCAATCTTTGCAGTAGATCACGGGCAGTTGATGCCTTGTTTGCAAGAATAGCAATATTTACATTATGATTAAACAAAGCATAATGTAGCAAATAAGAAACGCAAGTTGTAGACTTTCCAGTCTGACGTGGCATTTTACAGATGTTAAAACGATTCTCGTGGAACCTGGTAATTAATTTTTCTTGAAATGGATAAAGACTGAATGGAACTAAACCATGATCAAGAGATACGATTTTAATATATTGCTTAGCAAAATAAACAGGATCAGTTCCACATTTGATCCATTCATTAACTTGATCTACTGTCCACTGAATAGGTACGTTTGCTTTCTTTAAGTTTGGATTAGAAAGATAAGCATCCGAATGTTTTAATTGAATATCTTGAATAGACATAAATTAATAAATCTCTCTCCACTGAATTGCTGCTGCTACTGATGCAGTTGCATTGCCAGTTGTGGTGATAGTTCTTACAACTATTGCATAAATTTCCGAATTATCGGAATTTATATTCTGCACAATAATATTTTTCTTTGCCGATGTTAGTTCCCCAGAAGAAACTGGTGATAATGAGTTTTGTGATGCACCAGAAGGAACAAA